GGAATTATGTTAGCATCCGATAATTGTTGGGTAATAACCAGAAGGCAAGTCGGAACATCTTCTGCTCTACAAGGATATGATTTTATAATAAATGTTGTTAAATCTAGATTTGTTAAAGAAAAATCTCAAATTCCAATTACAGTACATTTTGACAAAGGTATTCATAAATTTTCAGGTTTGGCTGACATTGCTGAATCACTCAATATTATCAAGAAAGTTAAGGAAGGAAAATCTAATGCATATTCTTATGGAAAGTTGATTTGTTTAGCTGATCAGATTGATATTGATGAAGACTTTTGGAAGAAAGTGTTTGCTGAAACAACTTTAGCTGATGATATTAACAAAATGTTTGCTATGGGTGCTGGTAACACTTTTACTATAGATGAACCACTTGATGTAGAAGCGTTTGCAGAAGAGGAATAATAACATGGTTGAAGATAAGACAATTGATCCTCTATTTTTTGAGCAGGTGATTGTTAAAATATTATTTAGTGATATAAAGAAAAGGGATGTGTTGATCCCTTTTCTTAAACCTCAGCTTTTTAATAGTTGGGAAGTTCAGCAAATAATTAAATTATCGCAGAAGTTTTCAGAACAATATGGTTCTTTTCCAACCTTTACTGAATTTAAAATTGAAATAGAACAAAAAGAGCTGCATAATTTTTTACTCAAATGTTTAAATGTTGATACAACTGAGCTGTCTGATAAACATTTAATGGCAAAAATTGAATCATTCTTTCAACAGAATCTTGCTTTTCATGCTATTGTGGATGCTAAGGTGCAGTTGGAAGAAAATAATATTGATCAGATGGTTAAATTTGCTGATCGTCTTAGAGAAGCTGTTAGTTTTAGTTTTGAAACTAATATTGGCCTTGATGTTTTTAGTGAAGATGGTGAAGAAGAAATGTTTAGTCATCTTCACGATAGTGATATTGTTGTTCCTACCGGTATACCTTACTTTGATGAAATGATAGAAGGTGGTTTTCACGAAAAATCACTGTCATTGTTTTTGGCCGAATGTGTTACGAAAGATACCAAAGTTAAAATACGTGTTTGCAAACGTGATGAGATGGAAGTTGATATAGGAGAAGTGCAACATTTATTAGATGATTGTGAAGTTGAAGTTTTATCACCTGATGGTTATGTTAAAGTATGCAAATATGTATCAAAAGGTAAAAAAAGAATTTTTATTGTTTCAAATAAATATGGAAAATTAAAATGTAGTGCTAATCATTTATTGTTTACGAATCATGGTTGGAAAGCAGTTTCGAAAATTGACACAATGAAGCATAAAGTATTAATGAATACTGGAATTTTTGAAACTGTAACTATTCAAAATACTAATGAAATTGAAGAAGTTGTAGACATTGCTGTTAATCATCCAAATCATCGTTATTATACAAATGGGTTCGTTAGTCATAATACAAACATGGGAAAAAGTTTGATTATGGCTGGCCTGGCTGCAAATCAACTTATGCTCAATAAAAATGTTTTGTATGTTACATTAGAAATGTCTAAACATAAAATGACAGAACGCGTTTTGGCTAATTGTTTTGATTTAGATATGGATCAGTTAAAACTTTTAACTCGAGAAAAATTTCATAAAAAGTATCAAGAATTACGTGAGCAGCTGCAAAATAAATTAGTCGTTGAAGAATTTCCAACTAAAACTGTAAGCACTGCTGCTATCCGTCAACTATGTAAAGAACTGTTAATTAAAAAAGGTTTTAAGCCAGATATTGTATATGTTGATTATTTGGGTATCATGTTACCTATTCAAGTTAGAACAGATGATAATTCTTATGGAGAACAAAAACGCATCTCAGAAGAGATGAGAGGACTGGCTGTAGAGTTGGGACTTCCTATTGTCTCAGCTGTTCAAACTAATCGAGGTGGATTTGATTCAACAAACATTGATCTTAAAGATACAGCAGACTCCATCGGTACAGCTGCAACTGCTGATATAATTATAGGTGTAACACAGTCAGATGAACAGAGACAATTTGGAAAATATAGTTGGATAGTACTTAAAAACCGTTATGGAATTAATAAAAGACGAACCACTATCGGTGTTAATTATCAACGTATGCGTATTTTTCCAGATGAAAGTGTTGAAGAAAAGAAGCCAGAAGAACAATCTCAAGCAACTCGTATTGTTGACGAGGCTAGTAATGTTGCTCTCAATGTACTTAAAAAGAGTAGAGCTGCAGAACGTAAACAAGATTACAACTTTGAATGAGGAGGATGTGTGCAACCAGTTGAAAATTTAATCACTAATGATAAAGAAAATGATATTCTTCATAATATAGATGGGGACATGTTTTTTAAAGTCATGGAAGAATTTAGTGTAGATATTACGCATTTTTATTTGGATAAAAGAAATCTCAATGCAATTGAAGTGAATAAACTTAATAAGGCATTATTGTCTTGCAAACAAATTTACAATATACCTATTATTGATTGTTTATCGATACTTGAACGAGATTATTTTGCTGTGTCTAAAATAATGTTATTGTTGAGCGATGGTGTTAAAAAAACATTGCGTAGAGAATTAAAAGATTATTCGCGATCTTTAAAAATTCCACACAACTCTTTATCTACATTTTTTGCAACGAAATGAGAATGTTTAATGCAAAATTCTATTTTACAGGTCTTTTCTGTTTATCAGAATGTTAATAGGTTGATCAAAAGTAAAAATGCCCCTTCATATTTTGATATTTTTAAGAGTGCAAGTATTATATGGTACAATCGTTCTCATCCAAATATTAAGAGATTTTGTGAGCGAGTGTATAACGAAATAGAAAATCATTTTTATAGTCTTGAAGAATTTGCGTTGACTATTTTAGTAGAAAATATCTATAATAAAAGATGTGAGTTGAGTTCATTAACCAGTAAAAACATAAATAGTACGAAAGATATATTCTCCAAAGAAAGGTTTCTGCTCGATCAACAGTTAATACTGGACATGAATGCACAAACCCATGTGAAAAGTTTGGCTGATTATTTTAGTATCAATCGTATGGGTGTATCGATTGTTTACGAACTCATCATGCACGAAAAAAGATTCTTATCGCCATATTTTTTTCTTCGATATGAAGACAAAGCGATACAGGAAATGGAAGAGTGTGATAAGATGGTTCAACCATCTGAAGAGTATAATAAGTTCAAACGTGTAATCAACATCATAAAATTAATTTTAACAACAAAAACACAACAAAACTAAAGGAGCTTCAAAATGGCAACAAAAGTTAAACTCGATTGGTCTGGTCTTGGTAAGAAAATGGAAGAGTCACAACAGGGACGTAAAGCAACACAAGAAGATAAACGTTTTTATCTTCAAAAATTTTCTGAAGACGGAACAGCTCAGTCAATAATTCGTTTCCTTCCCGCAATGGATGCAGATATTCCAATCACTATGGTGTGCAGTCATAAATTTAACGGTCCTGGTGGATTCTATGGTCAAAATTGTCCAACTACTATTGGTGGACAGTGTCCAGTATGTGACGCTAACCGAGCTATTTGGTCAACAAATGAAAACTTAGCGCGAACCCGTGCTCGTAAGAAAAAGTGGATTGGTAATATTGTAGTTATACGAGATCCAGGTTGTCCGGAGAATGAGGGTAAGGTTTTCTTATTCAAGTTTCCTAAGACGGTTTATGATAAGATTTTTGCAAAGATTCAACCTCCAAAAGGTGCAATTGATGATCCTGTAATCGTATTTGATCCAGATGAAGGTGCTAATTTTAAGTTGATTGCTGAGCAGAAAAAGTTGAAAATTGGTAATAAAGAAATTTTATATCCTGACTATAAGGACTCTTCTTTTGCTGATGTTTCAAAACTTGAAAATTGGGAAAAGATCAAAGATCAATGTTTCGGCATAAGTGAATTTACAGCTGAGGACCAATTTAAGTCCTATGAAGAGTTGTCAAATCGTTTTGATATTGTTTCAGGTCAGCAAACAGCTCGTCCTGCTGCGAATTCTGGAAGCAATAACTCACGACCTGCTCATTCTTCAGTAGAAGATGAAGCTCCTTTTGATACTTCTGATGTAGTTGAAGAACTTCCAATTGAAGAAGATGATAGTGATTTTCTCAGCAAGTTGAGAAAAAAATCTAAAGGATAAAAAGAAGGTTGAATTATATAACCTAACGGGGGAGGAATTTCTTCCCCCTTCTTTTTTGATTGGAGAACACTAAGTGAATCATGCTGTCAATGAACTCATCCTCGATAAATACATACGTATAGTTCTTAGCCAAAAACACATTTTTGGTAGTGTTAATAACAGTAAAGAAGGTTACAACTTTCGTTGTAATGTCTGTGGTGATTCAAAAAAATCAAAATATAAACGTAGAGGGTGGATATTAAAACAGAAGACTCCATGGATGTATTATTGTTTTAATGGTTCTTGTAATGCTACAATGCCTGCTCATGTGTGGTTAAAAAAATATTTTTATCAACACTACATTGATTATGTTAAAGAAACAATGCAAATGGAAAAGGTTGATATCACAATAAAAGAAACCTCTCAACCTGTTGAAGTTAACCTACCTAAAGAAGAACAAGTTTTTAATATTGATGATTTAAAATATTTTAAACCAATAATGTCAAATGAACATAATAAGTTTTTTAAGATTGCAAAATGTTTGTGTGAAACAAGAAAAATACCAGTTGAAGTTTGGAAAAAATGGTTTGTAGCAATTGATGGGAAATATGTGGGAAGGTTGATAATACCTTTTTATGATGATAAAGGTTTTATTTACTATTTTCAAGCTCGAGCTCTTTCGAGTGATTATTCCAATAAATATATCAACATGGTTGAGAATAGAGATGAAGCAATCTACAACATTCATTTTATTGATAGAAAAAAACCAGTAATGCTTGTAGAGGGACCTATTGATAGTTTATTTTTAGAAAATGCAATTGCAGTTTGTGGTCTAAAATTTGGTGAAAAAATTCAAAAAAGTATAGATGAAATTAAACCACATTATCTTTTAGATTATGATAAAGATGGGATGAGTAAGTCATTAGAATTATTGATGCAGGGAAAATCTGTATTTCTATGGGAAAAATTTAAAAGAGAAAATAATTTAATCAACAGAGAAAAATGGGACGTTAATGATGCTTATCTTTTTTTACAGCGGGAAGAACCTTTCACATTTGAAGAGCTCAAGTCATATTTTTCAACATCTATATATGATAAGATATATTTAATGCCTAAAAAGCATTCACCTTTACGGAGATTTTTTTAATGAAGGAAAAAGTTATTTGTGGAATAGATTTCAGTGTTAATTCACCTGGTGTTGTATGGGTAAAAACAGACGAACAATTTAACGTTATTGATCGCAAGTGGATAACATTTACTAATAAAAAGAAATATGTTAGTGATGATCCCCGTGCTACAATAGAATATATTGGTACAGTGAAGGATAAACG